TTCATCGACTCCTACTATATTGGGTTTGGCGGGTATTCCATTTGGAACAACAGCGGCGTTGGTTACAGGTGGTATCATGACAGCGGCTGAAGTTGGAACCGAGGCTAGGGATGACACATACAATACCGCTATAGAGATGGGATACTCTGAAGCAGAGGCTGAAACTCTTAGCAGGTCGGCCTCTATAACAGCAAGTGCAATTGGTTTACCGATTGGTGCGATAAGTAACGTGTTGTTCTCTACAATACTGCCTGGATCTGGTGCAGGGTCTATTGCAACAGTAGCGGGTAACATGGTTGAGGAAGCGGTAACTGAAGGATACATTGAGCAGAATGCTGCGGCTTTTGCAGTGGATCAACAACTTGGCACTGATAAGTTTGGTAAAGCTTATAGTATTGATGAAGGAATTGTGGGTTCTCTTATTGGTGGTGGTGTTACGTTAGCTACAATCAACAACGCTATAAACAAGGCTATTGAGTCGCCTACTCCAACGGGTGGTGAAACTTCTACGGGTGGTGAAACTTCTACGGGTGGACCGAGTGCCACGGATCTTGCAACTGCGTCTGAGATACTGAACTCTGGTGGTGATGTTTCGATAGTCACGGACAGTAACGGTGATTTAATTATCACGGACACGAGTAGTGGTCAGAGTGTAAATGTGGGCTCTGTTATTTCTTCTTCGGTTCCGATTAGCGGTTCGGAGACCACGGCTGCTAATTTAACGGCTGCGGAACAGGCAGTTGTGTCTGGAGCTTCGGATGTGACCGTTGTTTCTAAGGGTGGGAATATAACGCTAACAAATAACAAGACAGGATTTACGGCTGTAGTTAGTCCTAGTAGCAGTGACAGTACAAGTCTCATGAATGTAATCACAGCGGTTGAAACGAACGATTCTACTGGTGTTACAAATGCGGGAGCCACGGTTTCTACAGGAACAGATGGAACAGGAATCACTACTCTTGTTCCAGGGACCACGGATACAACGGGTACGAACACTGGGGTAACAACGACAGCAGGAGCCGACTCAACTACAACTACGGTAGGTGTGGGTTCTACTGAAACGATTACATCAGGGGATACTCAGATCACAACATCTGTGGATGCAAATGGGAATACCACGGTTATGACAACCAACACGAACACGGGTGTCGGTGAAACAACCACAGTTCCTGCGGGTAGTAACACGACCATCTCGAGTGGGGTTACGGAGATAACTGTAAATGCTACCAACACGGGGACCACTACTACGGCGGTAACAAATACTGAGACGGCCACTAATGTACCCGCAGCGGTAACTGAGACGGCCACTAATGTACCCGCAGCGGTAACAAATACCACGGACGTTGGAACTCTTACAACGTTCACAGAGGAAGATGATTTTACAGAGGATCCTATTTTTGTTCCTGAAACATCCTTTACACCTGGAGGTGATGATACAACAACAGATGATCCTGTTGGTGAACAAGATCCGGGATACACGTCTGGAATAGCGGGATTATCTGGAGCGAGACCTACGGTTGCGCCGTATTATCAGCCACAACAAACAGGTCAATATTCTTTCTACGTACCACAACCGGGAGTAAATCAAAAAGTTCCTGCGGGACCAGTTATGTCAGATCCAACGTCTTACTTGGCACCTACGGCGAATCCGCAGTATGGGTATGGATACATTGCTCCGAATGCGGAGCTTGAGTATTTGAGAAGACTAGCCAAGATTCAAGGCACGGGGGCCGAGAAGTTACCTTCTGAAAACTTGATGGATGGCTCATGAATCTACAAACACTTCCTGAAGAAGCGTTAAAAGAGATCTTAGCACTGACTGAGGCTAAGAAAACATTAGATTTGAGGGAAAAAGCGCAAGAATATTTCATGCCCTTTGCGCATCATGTATATGAGAACTTTATTGAGGGCAGGCACCACCGAATCATAGCGGAAAAGCTCGAACAGGTGGCGCAGGGTAAGTTAAAACGGTTGATTATCAACATGCCACCGCGTCATTCTAAGTCTGAGTTCGCTAGTTTTCTGATGCCTGCGTGGTTTTTGGGCAAGAATCCTAAGTTGAAGATCATTCAGGCCACCCATAACACGGAGTTGGCGGTTAGATTTGGTAGAAAAGTGAGGGATTTGATCGATGATCCGGCTTATAAAGAGATTTTTCCGAATACTCACCTTAAAGAAGACAACAAAGGTGCAGGTAAGTGGGGTACAGACAAAGGCGGAGAGTACTTCGCGGCGGGGGTAGGTGCTGCGGTGACTGGTCGTGGTGCGGATTTGTTTGTTATTGACGATCCACACTCGGAACAAGACGCTATGAGCGACAGTGCATTCGATAATGCGTATGAATGGTACACTTCTGGACCTCGTCAGAGGCTTCAACCGGGTGGTGCGATCATAATTGTTATGACAAGGTGGGGAAAAAAGGACTTGACAGGCCGTTTGATGGCTGCACAGGGCGGTGATGTCATGGCGGATCAGTGGGAAGTGGTGGAATTTCCTGCAATTCTACCGTCAGATGACCCATTATGGCCTGAGTTCTGGGAAAAAGACGCACTATTGTCCATTAAAGCGTCGTTACCTGTAGGAAAATGGAATGCACAGTGGCAACAAACGCCAACTACGTCCGAATCGGCCATAGTTAAGAGAGAATGGTGGCAATCTTGGGAAAAAGAGGCTATTCCTCCTATCAAATACATCATTCAGTCGTATGATACGGCGTTTTCCAAGAAAGAATCAGCGGATTACAGCGCGATTACGACTTGGGGAGTGTTTGAACCAGAAGAAGGTGGGGTAGATAACTTAATTCTTATGGATGCACGGCGAGGTCGTTGGAATTTCCCAGAATTAAAAGAGATTGCTTATGATGAGCACGAGTATTGGGAGCCTGACATGGTGATTGTGGAGGCAAAAGCGACGGGTACACCCCTAATTGACGAGCTACGTTTACGTGGAATACCTGCTTTGGGCTTCTCTCCAGGCAAAGGAAAAGATAAAATAACTAGAATGCACATGGTTGCGCCATTGTTTGAAGCGGGTGTAGTATGGGCACCAAGTGATAAAAAGTTTGCAGATGAGGTAATTGAAGAGGTAGTGTCATTTCCTAATGGCGATCATGATGACTTTTGTGATAGCATGACACTAGCATTAATGCGTTTTCGTCAGGGTGGGTTTATTTCCTTACACGGCGAGAACGAAGAAATTGACGAGTATCGTCCTAGACGGGAGTATTACTAATGGCATTGCCACCACTTGTAGATTCAGGGATTAGACCCGAAGACATGGCAGCAGACGCAACGTCTGTTGATGTATCTGTGCCACAGCCCCAAGACTTTACTGGTGGGGCGGAAGTTATAAACGATGGACAGGGCGGAGCAATAGTGCAAAGCTTGGCAGATATAATAGCAGCAGAGGAAGCTGCTATACCTGAACCCAATCACACAGACAATTTAGCGGAGTTTTTAGATGAAGCGTATCTTGGAGAAATCTCGTCGGATCTTAGGGGCTCCTATGAGGATGATATGGAGTCTCGTTCTGAGTGGGAAGAGACTTATACAAAAGGTTTGGATCAGCTTGGTGTCAAGTATGAAGAGCGTAGTCAGCCGTTTGAAGGGGCTTCTGGGGTCACGCACCCGTTAATTTCAGAAAGCGTAACTCAGTTTCAGGCGCAGGCATACAAAGAGATGTTACCTGCGGGTGGTCCTGTTCAGACACAGGTTCTTGGTTTGCAGGATGCAGCCCGTGAGGAGCAGGCTTCTCGTGTGAAAGACTTTATGAACTACCAGATTACAGAGGTCATGGAAGAGTTTGACCCTGATATGGATCAGTTGTTGTTTTATTTACCGTTGTCTGGTTCTTGTTTTAAGAAGGTTTATTTCGACGAAGCAAAACAAAGACCTGTTTCTAAGTTTGTTCCTGCACAGGATTTAGTGGTATCTTACGCAGCTTCTGATCTACAGACGGCTGCACGGGTTACACATGTTCTGCGTATAGATGCGAATGAAGTTCGTAAAATGCAGATTGCAGGATTCTACAGGGATGTAGAGTTAAGTAAGAATGACGATGAAGAAAACGAAGTACGACAGAAGATCGATGAGATACAAGGCACTTCTCGTGGATATACAGATGATGTGTTCACGATACTGGAGATGCATGTGGATTTAGACCTTGAAGGGTTTGAGGACATAGCTCCAGATGGAGAACCCACAGGTATAGCTCTGCCATACATTGTTACGATAGACGAGGGATCAGGGAAGGTTCTTGCGGTTCGACGTAACTTTGAGGAGGGTGCCGATCTAGCAAGGAAGCAACAATATTTTGTTCACTACAAGTTTATGCCAGGTCTGGGCTTTTATGGCTTTGGTCTGATTCACATGATTGGTGGTCTTGGTCGTGCGGCAACGAGTATCCTTCGACAGTTAATCGATGCGGGTACACTTGCTAACCTCCCGGCAGGATTCAAGGCCAGAGGCGTGAGGGTTCGTAATGATGACGAGCCTTTACAGCCGGGTGAGTGGCGGGACATAGATGCACCTGGGGGCAACATAAGGGACGCACTTATACCGCTTCCGTACAAGGAACCTTCGGGTACACTCGCACAGCTTCTAGGATCCCTCATAGATAACGGAAGACGATTTGTGTCACTGGCAGATCAACAAACGTCAAACATGAATCAGGAGGCTCCTGTGGGCACCACAGTGGCCCTATTGGAGCGTGGCATGAAAGTTATGTCTGCTATCCACAAGCGTCTCCACTATGCTCAGAAGAACGAGTTTCGTATACTAGCTAGGATCTTCAGAGATAATCTACCACAGGAATATCCGTATGATGTGGCAGGAGGGGACCGTAAAGTTATGGCCTCTGACTTTGATGGTCGTGT